CTTGTATGACTGTATTACCCACAACTGTTTGTTGTGTGATTGTTTGCCCAACTAAGTTTCCTGTATCACCATCAGTTGGTGAGATTAATGTGACTTTTAAAATTGAATCGACAGACCATTTACCATCGGAGACACGAAGCATATCTCTGTTTGGATAATATATCTCAGGTGTTTCATTGAACAATGCACGGAAGAAAACTTCATGTGCCTTTTTAGAACCTTTACTATTATATAAATCAATAACTCTTTTTGTAAATGCCTCTTTGTCTAAATCAGGATCTAAATCATTTGGTATTGTATCTAAAAATTTATTTCGAAACTGTATAAAGAAATCATCAATCGAATCATCAACATCAATGTACTTTAAAAGATTGGTAAAGTTCTCAACAGGATTAGCACGATATTTGGAAATGATTGCAGTTGCATTAGATGATGAACCTACAATTTCTTCACCGGTAATAAATTTACTATTAGAAGAAATATAAAGTTTACCGTTGTCAGCATCTTCAGCTAAAATGATTGCAGTTTGTTTAGATGTTTGTCCTGTAACTGTTTCACCTTTTTGAAATTCACCAATGCCTGATTGTTCATCAACAAGATAATCACCATTGTCATTTCCAAATTCATCCGTTGCATTAAGTTGAAGAAAAGATGTAACTTCAGTTTCTAAAAGTATATTGTCGATATCACCTTGATTAGTGATAGTAAGTTGTGCAGATTCTAAAAGAGTATAATACTTTTCGACAAATTCTAAAAGAGCAGGACTTTGTGACTGAACAAATTCAGGTAGCTGCCTAGAAACTAGATTCGATAATTTTTTATCATTTGTGGCCATTGGTCATTAATAACTTGATGTTGATCCTGAACCGGCGCCGGTTGTTGTCACCGTTGTTGTAGTACCTGATGATGTGCTTGAAGTTGTTCCAGTTGCGTTATATGAACTTGCATTAGTTGTATATCCAACACCTGCATTGGATTCGTAAGTATCTAGTGATGCATCAACAATCATATTTGCAGTATCAATTTGCATCAGTTGTTGACGAACAGGAACAATATCATTTGATGCAGGCTGTGTCTTTACTCTAATTTGTGTACTTGTTGCACCATCAACATTAGAGATTGTTGTAATGTAAACATTGTTAATTACAACCTGTCCTGTGGTATAATTGATTGTTCCTTGTGTTGAATTTTGAACTGTCTTTACACCACCAACATAATAAATCAATCGTACATTACCAGAACCATCATCATCTAAAAAGTATTCTCTATTAGAACCATTAATTTTAAATCCTGATGTTTCTAAAATAGATGTATGACCAGCATGAGGATGATATAAACTATTATTAAAATCAATTGTATAGGTGTTGGTACCAGATGTATTTGGTTTGAAATACTGATACATTTTTAATCTTGTGATGTTAGAAAGAATTGAAGCATCTGTATCATCAATTGCTTTTATAAATTTTGAATATCTAAACATATTTCCAAACTGTTCTAAATTACTTGTGCTGTAGTTTGATATTGTTGTTGTGACTAGTGTTTCAATATCGTTATCTGTTTTAGTTGTAATCTTTGAATCATACTTTACATACACTTCAGGTATTAAGTAAGTGATCACAGGATCAACAATAACAGGAATCACAGAGCCAACATTATAATTGTTTAAACTACTGACAATAGAATTTTTAACTGAGTTAGTAAGAGTTACACCTGAAGTAGGTTTGATTGCAATAAACACACGACCATAAGTTGGTGGATTATTATCTTCCCCACCCCATACTTGTATTGATTGTACATTGGCATATAAACTTCTTACTAGTGCTTTGTAATCGTTAGTAGTCACTGCTCGATTTTGTGAAGAATATTTTTTTGGTGCATTAAACTTAATTGAATCAACACTCTCAGCAACAGCACCACCACCGGATGCAGAAGCAGTTACGACAGTTACATTACTAAATCCTCCAATCGTACTTGCATTAGTAAATGTTGTTGCACCATTACTATCAGCCGCATTAGTAACAATGTATTCTAAACTGACAATATTTCCATTAGATAATTTTTTACCTAAAACACCATCACCAAACTTGACTTCGTATTGTGAATCTTCAACTGCCTCTAAAAAGAAAACAGTAGATGTTGAATCAACACTAGTAACATCCTCCGTTAAAGTGTAAGCAGTTGTTGTTGAATCACCAGAAGAATTTTGTACAGTGACTTTTAGTGTAGAAGTATCCGCACTTGTATTCTTAATTAAAAATCTTTGATTGGCATTTGATATATCGACTGTGTATTTGTTTGTAACTAAAGTACCTTCATACACTTTGACATTTGAAAAAGTAAACACGCCGTTTGTTGGTGTAATAGATCGTGCCACATTTGTAATATAGTTATACGATACACCATCAATCGTTGTAGTAAACGCTGTACCTTTGGGCATTGTTAAAGTTGAACCAGTCGCATCATTCACCGTAACGGTTAAAGTAGCAAAAGGAGAACGAGCTGAACGAGCAGTATATCCAATATGTTTTGCATGAGATACAACCGAGTTTCTTAAATCAGCAGAATCTAAAAACATTTCGTTGGCGAGCATATTAGCATAAACAGCATTGTAGTGTGTATTGTATGCTAATAAATCTAAAAGAACAGACATACCTGAACCTTCAAAATCATAATCTGTAAATTCATTTTGTTTTGATAAAAAGGTTTTTAAATTGGATTTAATTTCATCAAAATCTAATTCAGTAATATTAATTCGTTCTGCCATTATCGTAGTCTTTCTAAGAAGGTTGTAAAGGTAACTAACTCACCGGGAATATTTACCACATAAAAGTTAATAGTGACTTCGTATGTATTATTATCCAATTGAGGATTAGCATTTACACTCACCAATCTTGCACGAGGTTCAAAGTTTGTAATCACCTCTGAAATTTGTTTTGTCAATAAGTTTGCTGTTAATGGTGTCATTGGTTCAAATAATATATCAGTGACATTCGATCCAATCTCTGGATGAAATGGTCGTTCATAGTGTCGTGTCAACACCAAATTCTTCACACTCTGTTTAACAGCTTCGATATCTGTTTTCTTTGTAATATCTTTTGTATTCGGATGTGGCGAAAATATCAAATTTAGGTCTTTGTAAATACGAGCACTTCGGGCACTATTGTTAGTGCGAGATGCATCTCTACTACCTGTTTGATATATTGCCATACCTAATATTTATATGACAATGAAAGAAATTATCGACCTTGACGGTTATACTTTTTAAAACTCAATCGTTTCTTTTTGTTCATGGAGTTCAATTTTAATTTACCGTTACCAATTGAAGTACCTTTAACGACTGATTCATGTTCTACTCTGTCTTTATCATACTTTGCTTTTGCCATTATTTCTTACACTCACAGTTTCCGCAGCCACATGCCTGACACGATCCACCATTGGAACAGTGACAGTTGTGACCGCAATTTTTACATTCACTCATAAAAAGTATTTATATGAGTTGCCAAAGTGCGACATATTGTCGCAGCTAGAGATAAAGTGCGACAATTATGCACAATATTTTTGCATTTTTTTGCTTTTTAGGGCTTTACAAATCGCTCTTTTTCCTATAACATGGAGACATGATTAAAAGACAATATGAAGACGAAAACTTAGATGCTCTTTTACAAGAGTTTGGTTTTGAAACTGATGACAACGAAGACGTTGAAATCGCTACTAACGAAGAAATTGAAGACTTAGAAATCTTCAATCAATAAACGAAAGGAACTACATTATGACATTACAAGAACTTCTTAAAATTACTAACGCAATTAAATCGATGAACAATACTGAACTCAATCAGATTGTTCATGCCGTGAACGAAGCAAGATCACGCAAAAATGTTCTTGCAGCTGCCGAGTTTAACATCGGCGACAAAGTATCGTTTGGTAGACCGAATGGTCGTCAACGAATTGGTATTGTTTCCAAGATCAATATCAAAAAAGCATTAATCAATGTGAATGGTGCTTCTTGGAGAGTACCATTTAGTTTAATGAGAAAGGTAGCTTAACATGATAGAAGTACAACCTGCAAAGTCCTTAGACGAAGGCATTCAAAATTTAATTGAAGCATCGAATGAAGATTACAATCGTTTTTGTGATAATCAATCAATGCAAGAACAATTCTCTCAATCTTGGAGAGTAGAACCTGGACAGAAATTTATTAAATTAGTATCAAAAGATTCTGTTCACAGTTTTATTGTGAAACAAGATATGTACACACCGGGTGGTCAATTACGATTTAAAAAGGGTGATGTACTGAAGGCTGCATCGTGGCGTGCTCCTGCATTAAACCGTGCTCGTGGTAATGTCTTGGACGGACACTATCTTATGAAGTGGACTGGTCCTTTGTATTTAAAATAGTACGACCCAACTCTAAGTAATCATTTTTCAACTTATTCAACTTTGTCGGTATGTTCATCAACTGACAAAGTTTCTCTCTTGCCACACCAGACTGTTCGTATAACGGCACTGCCGAAATGTGTGTAAATCCATTTCTCACCGCATAACGATATCGATTATTTCCATACCAGACAATATACTTTGCTAACGGATTCTTCATACGATGTCGATAAGCATCCCACATATGATCCTCTTGCGGTCGTATCAGTATCGGCCACAACATACCTTGCTCTGGTATTTCTTTACTTAACATGGCATCCATCGCCTTCTTATCTTCTAGTGGAGTATTATCATCTATTGTCGTAATATCTTGGAGATCAATCTCTTCCACTTTATAACCTAACTCAATTACCTTTTCCGCTTTTTTTCCAACCAGGACGATTTTTTTATTCCCCAAACGAGATTGCCAATACTCATCACTATACTGTGAAGACATAATACGATCCCATATTCTTTGATTGGGTATATGATAACAGGAGATATGAGTATAACCTCTCTTATATGCATACCATACTCTTTGATGTCCGACAGAAACTCTATACCCATTCCACGAAACAATGATTGGATAGAGTAGACCTTGCTGATCCATATCTTCCATTAGACAGTCTAGTCTAAACTTTTGAGATTCTGTACGATTTCCTTTGAGTAGTAAACGGTCATAGTTATAGAAGTTTTCGAGTTGTTTGATAGAGTATTCTTTATACCATTCTGGCCACAATATGTTCTTTGCTTTCAGTAGTTTCATCCAATCAACCAATTCCAAACAGCACGAATACCTAAGAGTAGATACATTAACTCCATTAATCCTCTTGGTGTATCTTTATCTTTATATGCCATATAGATCCAGATAGAACAACTGACACAAGCAATACCCCAACCAATCCATTGAGTATGTACATTTGCACTTGACAATATAAAGGCAGATACAATGGCAAGAATGAACCCTAACCATCTCCATCCGTCTATGTCTTTATAGTATCGTATCTTCATTATAGAGATATTTAGAAAAGACTTATAGAAAGAAAAAAATGGCACGAAAAAAATTTGAGATAGAACCGGAGAGAAGAAGACGAGAGATTAGCGAGTGGGGGATTGGATATAGAACGAGAGTGTCTATTGCATTTATAGATTAGAGTGAGTAGCCAGCTTTAACGACAGACGACTTATATACAGAATACAACAAACGACTGGCCTTATCCGCCGATGAATACTGTGCTGGATTTGCCGGAAATAACACCATCTCCGATTGGGTCTACGTCTGATACTACATCGCCTTCTCTGGCGGCACCCTTTGTTCCACTGTTTAAATTGATTGTATTTCCGTCTATGGTAATGTTTCCGGCCACGTTGACATCCCAATTTCCAGTGATATTTGTCGTGCAATTCGTGTCAATGTTCAATGTTACACTGCCGGATATGTGTACAGATTCATTGCCGGCGACTATCTCATAGTTGTTATTGACAATTCGTGTGACCATATCACCATTGGGATGCATCTCATAGAATGTGCCGGACTTGTGTTTCTCTTTAATTCTTTCTTTGCCAGTTGTATCATCGTATTCTTTTGTATGGCCGGACTCAGTGGCATAAACGTGATTCTTGGGATAGACCGAGCCATAGGGATCTGCCGGCTCTGATATCACTGTATCCGGTGTATAAGTGTGTGTTTGTGTGCCTCGAGCCAAACTATTCACATCAGAAACATTCGTTGCTGACGGATAAGTGCCCGTTGGATCATTGAATCCTAACTTTGTATTGGGCTCAGCAGTCGGAAACCCCGGTAAACTACCCAATATAATCGGCTCTTGACAGTCCACATCTCTCCAAAAACCTACTACCCATGTGCCTTCTACAAGAAATGTATGTGTTCCAAGTCCGGAAACCGCCGGCGAAGTCGTTGGCTGCATCACTGTAGCCCATGGTAAATCGGCTGTCGGTAGTATGTTGAGGTCCTGTGTATGGTATCCAACGGCTCGTACACGGACTCTTCCGACCTTTAAAGGATCAGCTCTGTCCTCCACAACGCCAGTAAACCACTGAAATCCGTCACGCCCCATAAAATTAGTCTGCATCTGAAAATTTTTCCTGCCGGGTGGCCGCACGTTCTAATGCACTCAACCTACTATTCTTTCGTATCTTTGCGTACATTCCATCTAAATGCATCATCACCATTCCAATCTGTGCTTGTGTTCTCTTTAACAAGAAATAAGCATACAAAATCAACAACAATGTACCCACGCATATAATACTACTAATCAATTCTAACATCTATTTTATTCTCCTAGAAAGACATATGCCCATAGTCGTATTAATCCCAAAAATGCAGTAATAGCAAGTATCAATACAATTATCTCTAGCATCCATTGTCTCCGTACACTTCTTTATTCTTTGTTTCATCACTACATTCACTACAACAATCTTCTGTTCCACACTTATCATGTATTTCTTGTTGTATTCGATATTCTTGTGGTACTTTATACACTGGTATATCGATCATCTTGTGTTTGTTGATTGTATTCCAATAACAATATTTATTGTATGCATCTTTGAGTTCTTCGGGCGGATATTCACCTCTTTCATAGAGTTTCATTACTTTCTCTAGTGTGGGATAGTCATAACCAAGTTGATTTTGATCTGTTCGACTGTCTGTCCATAATCCGTCTGAAGGTTCTGCTTCTTGTATATCTAAGTCTAATTTCAACTCTTTGGCAATGCGATAGACATCTGATTTGTATAAGTCTGCGATAGGGCTGATGTCAACACCGCCATCGCCGTACTTTGTATAGAATCCTACTCCGAAATCTTCAATCTTATTA